GATAGCCGGGAAGCCGGCCGCCCCCGCACGGAGAGTTTTTTTTCGCCGCCGCAGAAATCGCGGAGGCCCCATTTTGGTGCAAATACACCCAAATCGACCATGGCCCGTCCCGCCCACAAACCGACTGCCGCGCTCCGTCGCAAAGTGGCCGCCGCCGCCGGTGGTGGCATGCGTCAGGAGGACATCGCCAAGGCTCTCGGGATCACCGTCCCGACCCTGAGGAAGCATTACGCTGACGAGCTGTCGGCGGGTGCTGCGAAGGAGCGGATGGCGGTGCTGGAGAAGGTCCTGGCTGCGGCCAAGAAGGGCAGCGCATCCGCGGCGCGCCTCTACCTGCAGCAGCAGGAGCGGACCGCCGATGCCGGTGCCGGCG